CCTCTGGGCAAACAAGTACCACGCTTTTTCTGATTGGGTTACCTTTTTCATCATATTGTCTGAATGACATTTTTATTTACCTCGCCTTTGTTTTCTACCATGTCCACCACTTACAGGGTTTTTTCCAGGTGGTGCATCAATTACATATTTTTTAAAATCTTGTTTTATTGATTCTATCGTTAATCCATTTTCTGACATCCAATTATTTAACCATTCTCTATTCCTTTTTGACCATTGCTGCCATGCCTCATCAAATCGTTGAATACTTCCATTAAACGTTTGCCAAAAGAATTGGAAAAAATCCTTTTTAGGCTGTTCGCTTTGAATACGAGTAGTTTCCGCATCAGTTTTTGCTTTTTGCGCAGATGTTAGTTTTGCCTGTTCGTACAATAATTTTGCTTGTCCTAATTGAACTTTTCCTACATGACCCATTCCTGCTGATGAGCCAGATCCGCCTGATGCTGCCCTGGCTGATGCTATTGGCATTGATCCTCCTGCTGGTGATTTGAATCCACCTGTTGCTGCTAATATTGGATTTAATCCGGCCTTTTTTAATCCTTGCATTTGCAATTCAGGTGAATCCATTAACAATGTGCGTTGGCGATCATATGCTGATGTTGCCATCTTTTCTGAAAATCCACTTTCTAGTCCAAACATATCCTTTTCATGTTCCTTTTGTCTTTCGAACTGTTGCGCACTAAATGCCTGAGCATCTTCCTGGAGTTCACTCTGCATACCAAAGTCAATTAAACCACCACTTAAATCTGATAGTAGTCCTTCTATTGATATTCCCATTTTATTTACTCCTAGAAGTGATCAATCATACCTGGGACGCCAAATACTGGCATAGGCCTTGCACATAATAGACGATTAAATGAATCGAATATGAAATGTGGTTCATTGTTTGCCTGTATTACTCTATCAATAGGCGGATTTTCAGTTATAAATGTGTCACCTAATACTGGTAACCCTGAGAATTCCTGTGATAGATGCCATGCATCAAGTGGTAACGTTGCATTAGAATTGAATTCGCCTGTAATCATTGATGGTTTATATCGATATTCGGCATAGCGCTCCTGATAACCGAAAACCAGATCATCATTTGAATTTCCTAGATGATATATTTCATCATTTGTAATTTCCTGTTCCCCCAGGTGGGCGAGACTGGGCCAATAGAAATCATACCTTGTTGATCTTTTGAAATGCCTGGGAACACCTTGCTGATATGTTAAGTCTGCTCTTACTGATACCAATCCTAGTATAAATCCATGTTCTACGAATGACTTAGAGAAACCTGATCTTCCTGCAGCTGTGACAAATGCTGCCAAGTCTCCTATTCCGTCGGTAACATCTGAAAACTGATATCTTGCTGTTGACGCTACTGGATTGATATTAATTGGCATTGAACTTCCGCCCAGGTATTCCGGGCGATATGATATATCATAAAAATTAACACCGAAATGATTAGCTACTAATTCGCTATAACGTGTTCCTCCTCTTGCGTCCCTCTCGAGTAATTTTTGTACCTGAAATGCTTCTCTTAAGTCGTTTATTGTTGCAGCTGTTGCACCAGTTAAATCTACTTGTAATTGTGGGTCATCCCATCTGATATCTGTCAATGTTGTTGGCTGTGTAGACATAAATACATTTGTCTGTGTTGCTGCATTGTCTACTGATAATGGTTGTGACGTTGGTCCACCTGCATGACTAGTGTCGAATAATGGTCCTGATCCAACACCTGTTGCTGTCGTTTGTAGAGGAGCCGTTGTTCCTAGTGGTAAGGTTACTGCATCGCCTTTTTGTGGCCAGGGTAATGCTGATGTGAAATAGTCGTGTCTTTTACCTCTATTTTTAATGACATAATCAGTAAGTGTGTCTGGTCCATCATCTAAATCTACTACTAATGAATCTTGAAGGTTCTGATCTCTAAACCATTCGTTCCACACGAGATTATATCCACGTGCATATAGAGAACTTATTGCGAGATAATTTGATGCTATCGGTATTCCCATATACTGCATGAGAGTGTTTTCCAAGCAGTTGAATTGTGAAAATACTGGTACCTGGTAATCTATACTATCATTCGGATTTTCCTGTTCGCCGAAAAATTTTCGTGCGTTATTCCATACTAACCTAAGTGGTACAAAGAAAAAGTGAGTGTCCAAGTACATATTATCCATAATCGGAAATAGTGGTGTACTCATCCGAGCGAATACTGTTGATTGTAGGTTAAATGTGTCACCTGGTAATACATCGTCAACTATATACGGTATTAATTGTCCTGCATTGAATGTGGTTTTATGAGCAAAAGTTCTATCGAATTTTGATCGTGGCGCCTGAATTGATGGCGCGTTACTAAAGCTATGTTTCATTACAGATTGCATTTTTATTTCCTCGTTTTGTGTGGCTTCCCTGCCACTTTTTATTATTTCCTAGCTTTTTATTTGTTGAGCAGCTGAAACGTCATGTCCTGAATATATTTTTGTTGGGTCTGATGTCGTTATTTGTCCATTTTGCGTATCAAATTCGCCAAGTATATACATAACAAAGTCATCCTTGTTTTTGCTTTCCTGGACTGTATTTGTGAATGATCTGATAGCGCTTGCTGTATTAATTTCGACACGTGGGTCATTGAACACCTCTGCTACTGTATCTTTTACTGAAATGATTACTTTTTTCATTAGAGACTCCGTTTGAGTTTTTGAGTTTTTGCCTGGGCTACTTTTTCACGAACTGCCAGACGCTCAGGCGTATTATCTGGCGATTCGTATCCTATTTTAGCTCTTTCTGCTTTTACATCATCTATTTGATATGGATCAATTTTGTCTATTACCTTATCGTAATATCTTGGTATTTTTCGGGGTTTTCCGTTGACATGCACATAATCCTTGGGGTAACAATCTCTGTGATAACGTGTAACCCAGTTGTAAGCAATGCCATTGCCATTAGTACCACCACGAGACATATTGGTGTATTCTGGCAAGACTTGATGAATTTCTCCAGTGAAATCATTATATCTTTCATAGGGTTTTAAACCTGTATCCGGGTCTATTTGTTCCTGGGCTTTTCCGGTTACTTTTTTCATGATATAGCGTGCTACATAAGATGCAGATTCATATGTCACGTCACCTACCTGGACAAATCCTTGTTTCCATATTTTCTCTAGTGTTGGGGACATGAACAAGTCGTGTCCTGATGGAGCCGTTCCGTAGAACACCCGATCTGTAAAATCATGGCCGAATATAATAGCGTGATAATGAGGACGGTTGTTTTTTTCACCATATTCACCGCACATGTAGAATTTTACTTTTTTTGGTTTGATATGGGCTCTAAATCTGCGCATGAATTGCTGGAAGTGTTTTTTTCTTAATCCGCCATCTGGCGGTAAGTTTTCTGGGCTGTATGTCAGTGTTATGAAGCAGTTTTCCTGATGCAGGCTTGCTTCGTGTACACACCTCATTGCCCATTCCTGTGATCTCTGCATACGACAGCCTATGCATTGTCCACATGGTATTTGTTGGTATCGAGTGCCTGGGCTGTCATAAAAGACTATTTGCCCTGTTGGCGTTGTCCATGCGTCCAGGGGTTTATAGCATGGCATTATAGGCGTGTACCGCCTCGCATTGGACGTGGGCGCCTGTTGATAGTAGATACTCGAGTACCTTTTTTGAATGATTTTCGGCTTTTGCCTCTACCCATTTTGTAACGTCGCATTTTTTTGCTCCTGTTTTGTATCTAACGATACGCTTCGACTGGGTCGTTGTCAAGAAACGACCAGTCGGCACAGTTATGAACAAGTGTGAGTACTGTGCCGTGACATCTGTAATAGATGTCACCCTTTCGGGACTTTTTAAGCTTTCGCTTTTTTTAACAGGGTAAACCCTGTTTTTTACGCGCGATCGCGCGATAGGACTTTTTTGTGCGGATGCTATCCTTGTGGCCCCTTTTACGTTTTTAGCAAGCTCTCACTTAATATAGGGGGCCAAGTGCATCCATGCACAAGTCCTTTCCACGGGCTCCTGCCCGTGCCAGGGGGGGGGTGCCCCCCCTGAACCCCCCCGGGGGACGGCTTGCGCCTCGCCTATCGGCTTTTTTGTCTACAAGGTGAAATAAGCGATGCAATCTGTTACAGATTTCCGCTTTACTTATCGTTCCAC